AGTAGGCGAGGAATTGGCCGATGCCGATAGGTGCGTAACCGTCCAGGAATTGATCGTGGATGGTGTCGAGCTGGATCTCTAGCAATTGCCAGAAGGGATCCAGTGCGCCACCGATCATGTGGCCGGTTTGATCGAGGATGACGTCACGGCGAGCGAGGAGCTTGACGCGACGAAGCAGTCTCGAGAGTTGTCCTTCCGACATAGCGGAAATCCGGGCGTCCCCGGAGAGAAAGAACAATGCACTGCTGAGTGAGTGCACGAAAAATCCCCCCACCGGCGGTGCCGATGAGGGGAGTACTGGGGTCAGCGGCAGCAGAGCTCGTTGAGCAAAGGCAAGAGCTCCTCGAATTCGTCGGAGTCGTCCTGCCCAGCTGCGGCTCTGCGCTGGCAGGCAGCGGCGCGTTCCCAGGCGAGCAGGTGGAGTTCCTCGGTGGTCATTTCGTGAGGGGCCATCGAAGCAGTCAGCGCCAAAGGCACTGATGAGAAGGGACACGAAAAATCCCCCACCCGGCTGAGCCAGGCAGGGGATCTTGGTCAGAAGACCAGGGTCGTGTCGTCGTCGCTGGCCATGAAGTCAGCGAAGGTTTGAACGAAGGGGGTGTGGTGCTCGGCCTCGGCCTTGGAGCCGTAGATCCGAGCGAGCGGAGCCGAGTTGGGGTCTGTTGGATCGGAGGGCTCGATACCAACGAAGAGCTCGGAGTGTGTCACCGGAGTGAGGCAGCGCAAATGCACTGCTGAGAGAGGACATGAAAAATCCCCCCACCGGCTGGGCCGATGAGGGGATGTACGGCGGATGGACGTACAGATCAGAAGGCCTTGACCATGTAGGTCCGGCAGAACTCGGTGTGGGCGGTGTGCTGGTGAACAGGCCAGTCCTGGCGGATGCACTGTTGGCGGGTGGCCTGATCGAGGCGAGCGACAGCGGCGTGCATGGCACCGACCAGGGTGAAACCGATGGCGGTGCCGGCAGCGATCGCGAGGATGGGAGCGCGCATCGAAGGAAGCAGCGCAAATGCACTGCTGATGAGGGACACGAAAGAACCCCCACCTGGCTGAGCCAAGCGGGGGTTCGGTGTCAGGTGGTTTGGACGATGTAGCGCAGGTCGACCAGGCCGTTGTGATCGCCGAGGGCGGCGTAGCTGAGAGAGCACCAGTTGCCGGGGTTCTCGGCATCGAAGGAGACCTCGGGGTCGTGCACATCGGTGCACTCCCCCAGGCCGGTCTCCTCCTGCCAGCTCGCCAGGTCGCTGCGGTCAAGGCAGAAGTGCATCCAGAGGACGCCTTCGCTGACGCAGAACCAGGCTTCGCCGGCAGTGAGGTGCGCAGCTTCAAGGGCCTGCTCGATAGACCTGGCCTCGAAGAGGATGGCGCGTGCCATGGCTAAAGCAGTGCAGATGCACCGCTGAGGAAGGACATAGAAAAGCCCCCACTCCCGGAGGGAGCAGGGGCTTGGTGTCAGGCGAAGATCGCGCGTTGCTTGCGGGATTCGTAGTCCCGACGAGCGAGCTCGGTCGGGACGGAGGTGGATCTGCTCCACTCGCGCTTGTTACCGCGCAGCGCCCAGAAGGTGATGCGAGTTTGGTCGCCGTTGGCGATGTACTCGTATTTGCCGGAGGGAGTGATCAGCGTCGTGAAGGACATTGAATGCACTGCTGAGAGAGGACAAAAGAAAAACCCCCGACCAGCAGAAGCTGAGCGGGGGATAGATCAGAAGGGGACTTCGGCTTCGGGGACGTGGACCGAGCGGAGTAGCGCGTTGGCCGCGTCGAACTCCTCGGGGTTGACGACCTCGTGATCGAAGTCATAGTCGCCCTCGAGGCCGAACCAGCGGTGGACCTCGACGGAGCGACGGAACATGCAAGCGGCAGCGCCATCGATCCAGTTGTGGTTGATGAGCACGGTCATCGGAGTAAGCAGCGCGAATGCACTGCTGAGAGAGGACATGAGCCAAGCCCCTGTCGTGTGTTGCGATGAGCGGGGGTGGAGTGGATGGCGTGGGTGGCTCTGGGGTATTGAGCTCGAGGAGAAAACGAGCACAAAGCGAGCGAAGCGAGCGCATGGGCGTGGTGATTACTGAGCGAGCGCAGCGAGTGAATCCGTGCATATTCATGTGCATATTCATGAGCGAACGCAGCGAGCGGGGCAGTGGCTGCTGCTGCTGAGCGGCGCGACACCTGAGAGGAGCGCGCGCGTGCGTGTGTGGGGTGTGTTGGGAGTAGCGAATGTGTTGATTCCCTGACATTCAGAGGGAAAGGCGCCCCCCGAGCCGCGCTGCGCGAGTGGAACGGGACGCGAATCGCGCCCGCGCGAGCGCGTAGGGAGCTGTAGTTAAGTTGTCTGGGGTGAAGCGTAAGAGAGCGCATGAGTAATAAGGAGAGCGTGTGGTTACTGGAGAGAGCGAGGGAGCGTTGCAAGTGAGTGCGAGAGCATGCAAACGAAGCAGATGCAGACATCTGCTGTAGCTAAAGAGCGCGACGCTTTCGCTGTTTCCTGTCAACGAAGCAGGGTGCAGTTGTTATCAACGAAGCAGGTAACTTCTGCTAACACATGCAACACAGCGAACGCGATGAGCGCGCGCAGCGCGCACGCGGGCGCGGCAGGGGAGCGCTTACGCGTCCACATGCATACTCTTTTTTTTGTCTGGCGACTCTCGCAACTTGCGGGGGGTGTTTGATGTAAACCGCGCGCCGCAGCGATTTTTCACTGCCGCCTCGCGAGGTTGATTCATAGGGCGAAACGCCGCTTCCCAGGGCAAGATCGGACGGTTTTGTAGGGCAATACAGGAGGGTGTGCGTCTCATGCGCTAAGAATTTTTCTGAAAAATCCAGACGCGACACTCTCCCGCGAGGTCGGAATGCAGGGGAAGTCATGAAAAGTTTTCTTAGACTCGTCTTACAAAACGCACGATCTGTGGCGGTATGGCGGGCGCTATTGGCGGTATTGGTGCGTTTCGGGATATCGGCGATCCATATGATCCGCGCCGCCGACTAGGGCAGGTCCCCTCGCAACTGAATATCCCTGGAATCGCTCCGGGTAATGGCGCTGTTCCGTACGCGCCGAGCTACGTGGATGACGTTGCTAGTTACATGGCGCGCCAGGCTCGGCAGCGCTACTCGGGCATCCCCGGCAACGCGGATCCAGCAACTGGCTTCTATGAGCCCGACAGCGGACAGCTCTCGCTGAACATTCGCCTCGGCCGAGGAGCTGACGAATCTGTCTCTGTGCCGCAATCGGAGTACGACATCGCGCGCGCGTTGCAGACCGGTGCGTACACGACGTTCCCGGATGGCACCTACCTCACCGCAAAACCCGAGGAAGGTGACATAGCGGGAGGCGCACTGCAGCGCCTGAACCGATACGAGCAGGGCAAGCGCACCCCAGAAGGCTTTACCCCGGAAGGTGAGACGACCGGTGGCCGTGAAATAGGAGGGAAACGCCGCCAATCGCGGATTGGCGGAAAAGAGGCTCTCGCTTCGGCCAGCCAGGGCTACGCGCCGTTGACCACTCCGGAGCGCGCTGAGGCAATGCTCGCCCGCAAAGCGGTCGATAAAGAGCTAAGCGAGTCGGAGCAGGCATTGATGGCGGTGCAGCTAATGCGCCGCGCCGCGGAATCGCCAGAAGAGCGCGCCTTCTTGGACGAATACGCACAGGAGCTGTCCGACATCGTGCGAGCAGAGGGCTTCGGGCGCGACAAAACCGATCGAAACGTCGATGTCACGGGCTTCTCTTCGGAGGATCCGCAGGAATTCAGAGCAAAAGCCTCGGGTCGCAACCTAAAAACGATCCAGCAGAAGCCTGATTGGCGTGAGCGCGAGCCCATCAGCTACATCAGAGACGACGGCGGTGCTGGTCTGCCTTGGTACGAGGTTGAGGCGCTGCAACGGCAGCCTGGTGGGCAGTGGAAGCAGGGCGGTCAACTCGCCTATGGCGGTGTCGACCCCAGTCAGTTGGTCGCTGTACCCCCTGGTTACGAGCGCGAGGGTGATTTCAACGAAGACGCGACCGCCAGCTTCCTGCGTGAAAAGGAAGTCAACGCGGGTGAAGTCGTTGGTCGCATGCTGGATGACGCCAAAACGCCCGTTATCGGCAAAGAAGCGCTAGTTGAGGCCTGGAAAAGCGGCCGATTTGAGCCAATTTCCAAGGCCGAGCAGATGGCACGGCAGGCAAAGGCGCAATTGACGGGCCGTCAGGACAGCCTGGTGGGGTATATCCAGCAGGGCGGTGTAAAACAAGCGGTTTACAAGACTGATTTGGTCTCTGATCGCCTGGTTCCGGACCCTCAAAACCCTCTGACTGGCGTAATCAAGGAGGAATCCGAGCTTTACCGGGTCGGTTCGCCTGTCAATCGGGATTACACAGATGTTCGAGACTATGTTCGCGGCCTTGCCGGCAGCACGCAAGAGAAAGGCGTGCGTGGGGAGACCACACTGGCGCCTCTGATCAGCGATGCCGGCGTTCGCCGCACGGTTGAACAGAAGATGGACGGCATTTCGCAGTCAGGCTTCTTCAATCAGCTGGCCGCTGGGGCGCAAATGATGGCCCCCGACGAGGCCAATGCACTCCGGGGCGTGTTGGCAGAGGCTGCCTCCACTGGAGAAATGCCTGCTGTCTACCGCGCAACGAAGGATGCGCCGAAGACCAGGGGTACAAAGCCCATGCGCGGCACGGTGGAGTCGCTTTATTCCGGCATTGACCCCAAGACTGGGCGTAATCCGCAGGGCCAGGACGCTCCCGAGGTCACCGCAGGCAAGCAACTGCGCGCATTCCTGCAGGAAGCCCCGCGGCCGCTGACGACTCAGGAGGCCGTCGAGGTAGCAGGCGCCATTGGTGCGCGCTGGGGCGTTGACGCAAACGCAGCACTGCGCGCCGCTGCGGCTCAAGCTCCGGCAATGGGTCGCAATCCAGAAGGAAAGCTGGTAGCAATCCCCGGACGTACGGCCCCGGCTAACGACCCTGGCCGCCCACTGTTCGGTGAGGACAGCTATGCCCTGCAATTACTGCGTCAGGCACAGCAGGAGGGCACCGGCCGACAGGTTGACCTCTTCGCTGAGCCCCCCGCGACGGCACCAATCACGGATGACTTAGCCGTACTGCTAGGCAGCGTCGAGGGCGCCGAGGAAGCCCGTCGCCAAGAGGCTCAGACGCTGAGATTCCAGCAGGGCTTCCAGTCGGCTGCGCCCATGGAACGACTTGTCGGCGAGGATCCGCTGGCATCGTATGTCGAGTACGCCAAACAGTTCACAGCAGGCGACGAAGGTCAGGCGCGCTTCGTTGTGCAAGAGGCGCTGAAGAGCTCCCCGGGCAGCATCACCGAGGATTACTGGAAGAATCCTGGACAAACGCAGCTGGGGCCGATCAGGGCAATCAACGAATTCATGGCTGCTCCTGCCGAGACCGTTCGAGTCGGCGCCACTAAGCCGGATCCGGTGGAGATGGATCGCATCCGAATGGCGTACCGGCCGTCCCCGGCAGGAACGGTTCGCCCGGCTGGTATTCCTGGCACGGCGACCTTTGATGACCTGGCGCGTGTGATCGGCGGACAAGTTGGCAGCGAGACCCAGGAGCAAGCGATGGCGTTCCTGGCAAACCGAATCGCGCAGCGTGCCAAGGCGCCTGAGGACTCCGCGCTCAACGCACCGACTCTTGGTCAAGCCCCCTCCGAGCCAATCGATCGCAATGTGGCGATGGCTCGTCGACGCGCTCTTGGCGTGATGGGCCGATGAGCAAGGAAGCAAGAGAAAAGGCCAAGGGCTTGTCCCAGGCCTTTAAGAAGATGAGCCGTCCCGCCAGCAAAGGAGGAACCGGCGGCACGTTTACAGCGGCTGCAACTAAAGCGGGACATCAGGATTCACCCGAAGGACGCAAAGCCTTTGCAAGCGAGGTGCTCGAGAATAAGGAGCAGTACAGCCCTAAAATGATCAAGAAGGCAAACTTCTACAAGAACATCATCGCTTCTTAGCGGATGTTCACCTGAATCCCGGAGCCATGGCTAAAAGAGCGCCAGCAAGGCAAGCGAAAGCACGCGCGGAGGCCAGGATAGTGGCTGGCGAGAGTGGCACTCCAGCTCCATCCCGTCAGGCGGCGAAGCCAAGCGGCTCAGAAATAAAGCCCCGCGGCGCAGAAATGACAGGCCAGCGTCCGCAGCCGGAGGGTCGCGAGCCCAAAAAAGACGTTGCGGCAGTGGTAGAGAGCGGCAAGAAGAGGGCACAGGCCAAGTTGGCGGAACGCCGCGAGCAGAAGGGCGGCCAAGAGCGCCAGCCGCAGGGGCGTCCCCACCACGAGCGAGAACAAGCGCAGGCGGCTTCCACCCCCGCCGGCACTCCTGCCGGGGCCTCACAGGGCGGTCGCAAGACTGCCGTTAGCATGGACAAAAGAGCGAAGGTATAGGGTGGCATACCGGTACTCGGATACGTATCCTGAGGCGCTGGGGCATGCGATCCAGCGAAAGGCTGCTCAGGGCGAGCAGTCCATGTCATTGGGGTTCAAGAACGGCAGCCCCGATAAGAACGCCGCGCCTGAATTTACGGGTGACGCTGCATACGGAAGCTTGGGGGCAAGAGGCGCGTTCGGTGCGGCGGTCAATGACCCGGCGAACCAGGAGGCACAGCGAATGGCCGGTGATTTTATGCAGCGATACCTTGGCGGAGTTTTTAGTCCAGAGTCGGGATACGCGTGACAATGGCAATTCGATTCCCAAGGGGTATTTCTTCTCTGGCGCAAGCGCTTAAGGGCGTATTCCCTGCGCCCAAGACGGGCAGGGACTACATGAACTATGCAATACGACTGGGCCCTGAATTGCTGGGCGCAGGCATGACCGCCTACAGTCTCCCCGGCGAGGACGTAGACGGAGGCACGCGCGTCATTGCCGGCCTCGAGGAGCTGTTGCTGAGTATGGGCTTATCAGCGGCAGGCAGTAGCGCTGGGCGTGGGCTTGCGGCGCAGCAAATGCGCAAGAAGATCCGCAACGGCACTCTCGAGATCCCTAGCGGCAAGACGCGGCGTGACGTGTATAACGAGGGCTTGGAAATGGGCACAACGCTGGGCGATGCCGCCGTGCTCCCCTTGCAGTTCCTTGCCCCTCGGCCCTTCTACAACTCCCAGGTTCAGTCTTATATCAACGAGCAGCCTGCGAAACAAGTGGTAGAAGAGCAGCAGCAGGACAATACGGACATGATGGTTGCGGCGCTTCTTGCGTCGGGCGCCTTCGGCGGCACAGCAATGGCATCGCTGGACACCTACAGCCCGAGGAAGGCCATGTTAGACGCTAATGGCTAATAGCTTCCCCGCGGACCCTACGTGGTCTGACCTCGCTCAAGTCTTCCAGCAAGGCTTCAACGCAAGCACCAAAGAATATCAGCAGCATCTGAAGAGGCTGTCTGGCTCCGAAGGCTACGAAGTCGCGCCAATACGGGGCATGCTGGCGTCCTCCCCTTTGCTGGGGCTTGGGCGTCAGGCGCTGCCGCAGTCCGTGGGGGTGGCCGAGTGGGGGCGAAAGCTTCTGGAGGCTCTGCCGCCCGGCAAGGTTCGTGAGGCGATCGAAAATGTGCCGCTTGGAGGATACAGCGATCAGGAGCGTGCTCAATACAGCGAGATGCGGTCGAAGGATCCTGAGCTGCGCCGCTATTCAGTAGAACTTGGCAAGCTGCCAGTCCCGGGAACATCAGACGAGGCTGACGCGGGTACCGGCAACTACCGAGCAAAGGCCGCCCAGGCTGCCGGTGTCGCGGCAAATGACCTGGTTACAGATGGCCTCCGTAATATCTGGTGGTTCCTGAATGCGCCCCAGGCGATCAGCACCGTGGCGATGCTTCACGGGATGCACAGTGCGGGGCAGAAGTTTAAGGCCGAGAATCCCAAGGAAGCGGCGGCGATCGGTCAGGACGTGCCACTGATCACACGCCGAGCGCCGAGGATGGCCGCCTTAGCCCCTGCATGGATCGCTATGTCCATGGGCATCGGCAACTTCGGCAGGACGCCGGGATACAAGGCAACGCTCCCCAGTGAGGAGAACCCTCGCGAAACAACTGACCCTATCGGGGAGACGCTCAATCGTTACTTCCTGGGCCGCAGCGGCGCATTGCTCCCTTACGACGAGTTCGTGAAGGAACGCCCCGATGTCTCCAAGGGTGAGTACGAGGCCTATAAGGCGTACCTCTTTGGAAATGGAATGCCAATCAAGGCCACGCTCGAGGGCATTCAGGGGCCAGAGCTGACATTCATGGGCAAGAGCATCCCACTAGCTACAGGGGTCCTGCCTGCTGTGGCGGCGGTAATAGGCGCTCGTCGCGGCACACGGGCCGGGGCATTGAAAGTAGCCGCTGCGGGTGGCTATGAAAAGGCACAACTTCTTGCCAGGGAATACGAAACGGTCAAGAAGGAATACGAGAGACAAGAGGCCCGCGCAGCCGCGGGCTTGCCGCGGGTGAATCCCAAGAAAGGCGAAACCGAGGTGACCCTCAAGGACTACGAACGCTCTCATCGCTCATACCGCGACCAGGTAGACGCCAACGAGTCCCAGGTAGCAAAGAGCGTGCTCGTGAACAGCGCGGGTGCAATGACTGGAACGGCACTGGCTGGGCACGTTTTAGAATCAATGCGCAGGGCACTGAAAGGTAGAGCCCCGCAGGAAGAAACGGAATCCGAGGTCACGGTATGAGCGCGATTCGGCCAATCAGCGGATTCTCTGCGCTGGATGCTGACCTAGGCGAAGCAATAGGCGGTGTCGCCTCGCAGGGCTTCCGCGATAAGTCGCAAATCGCTCAAGCAGCGCTGCGAGCGAGGACCAGAATCGAGCGGGCCAAACTCGACGCCGAGGCGGTTAAATACCAAGGGGAGCAGGCAGGCGCCTCGGCGTCCTTCGGCGGGTTAATGAACGGAATAGGCGGCATCGCCTCTGGCCTAATCGGAGGCCTCAAGAAGCCCTCCGTCGGGAGAGCCAGTGGCCCCCTGTCAGGGAAAACGTCTTCGGGTGTCTATGACGTGTGGATTAGCCCATCAGATATTGACTTGGGTTTTGACGTGCCCACGACGTTTCCGAGTTTCTGGCCATGACATTTCAAGCTCGTGACTGGGGCGCAGAAAAGCGTCTGTGGAACGATGGCCCGCCGGATCGGTTTGCGGATCCAGGGCGTTTTGCGTTCAAGAGTACTGCTCGCCAATACGAAGGCCCTGATGAGGGCTTAACTCCTGCCCTACCTGCCGATGGCTTCTATTCATCGACTGGGAGCAAGAATATTCTTGGCGGCGTGCTAGCTGCGCATGACGCAAAGACAGCTTTTGCCGGGGATTCCTTGAATCAGAAGGCTGAGTTGATAGCGGCTAGGGCAATGGCAGACGCCCAGAAGGAAGCTGCGGACAAAGAGAGAGAGGGGCAAGAGCAGGGGTCAATATGGAGCACAGTGGGATCAATTGCCGGTGCCGGGCTGGGCCTGCTCTTCTGCGATGAGCGCTGCAAGGTTGACATCGGGGAGTTGAGCCACGAAACGGCTTCAGACCCTCTCGCAAAGCTTGCGTACGACGTGAAGTGGCTACGTGAGCACGCTTGAGCGGGTAAAGAGGCTGCGTCCTGTTCAGTTCAGGTACGTGAAAGAGATTGATCCTGCCCAGTCGCTCAGGGCGGGATTTATCGCTCAGGAGGTACGGGAAGTATTCCCAGAGGCGGTGCACGAGGTCGACGGTGTCTTGATGTTGGATTTCGTTTTACTTAGTGGGCTGGTAGAAGAAGCTAAGCGCGAGTTACGGACATAAACCCTTCTAGAATCGGCGCATAGGTTGTAGCGACTTAGTGTGACCCGTCAGTCAGTGTTCGAGCGTCGACTCGCTCAACGCCAGCAGAGATCGCTGCGAGATCAGTCAGATATTCCACTGTCGCCAGCAGAGGTGTTGAGTCCCGTCGCGGAGACTGTGGCCACGGAAGGAGCGCTGAACATGGCGAGGAGCCCTGAATTCGTGAAGCGCCTGGCGGACATCGCTTCCAAGAACAAGTTCAAGTTGGCCGGCGCAGGCGGCTTGCTGGCAGTCCTGGCCGGCGCATCTGAGTTGGCGGATCAGAATGATCCATTGACCAAGAATATTGCCGAAGCCCTCGGCGTAACAGGCGGCAATATCGGCGGCGGCCTCGCAGGCGCCATGGCGGGCACTGCGATGGGCGGTCCTATCGGTGGCGTCATCGGCGGAGTCCTTGGCGCAACCGGCGGCGGCGCTGCTGGCAAAGGAATCATGAGCGGCCTGTACGGATTGGTCACCAATGAAGACCCTCAGGACAGGGAACTGAACCGCATGGCGCGGCAAGAGCGACTGCAGCAGCAGCTCAAGCTCGAAGCCATGAAGAATGCAATTCCGGTCCAGCAGGAGCTGATGCGCTTGAAGCAAGCCGACGACTTCGAGCGCTTGAAAATGCAGCTTGCGGTTAATCAGCAATACAACTTCTCCAATACGATGAACACCGCTGCGCTGAATGCGCAGCAGGATGCAGCGACTCAGCAGGCGCTGATGACCCAGTATCTATACAGCTGATGTTTTCCCTGTTCTCACCGTCGACGGCGAGCTCCTACGCCAGTAGCTTTCAGCCGGTTCGACCGGTTGCGGGTTTTGGGGACATCATGGAGGACAGGTTCTCCGAGAAGTTCGCCAGTATTCCGCTTGAGCGTTACAAGCAGGAAATGGCATTTGCCCGGGAAGCGCTGGGCGAAAAAGGGCAAATGAAGCGCGATGAAAGGATGTATGACTACTACCGGGATCGAGACAGGGACGCGGCGCGACAGGGCAAGATCAATACGTTGATGAGATTGGCGCAGGCTGGCGGCGGATTTGCGGCATCGCAATTGTCGCTACCGACGAAGCGAGACGCGATGAGTCAGCTCCTGGGATTCACGCAAGCAGGCGACGCGTTGGCAGACAGCATGGGATACAGGATGGCAGGCAGCCGGGCGGGACTGAAGGCTGCGCTCGCCGGCTTCCCGAAGGAGCCCGCTTTCGATGATCAGGCAGGGCCGTTGGATACAGGCGCGACAGTCCGGGCCACGCAGTTCACGACACCAACTGCGCCCCCTGCGGAGTTGCAGGATGTAACTGCCACACCGGCTACGATGGAACTAATGAAGCAATTTCTTCAGACTCTGGGGGGCGCTAGTTAATGGCCAATGTTCTCGAGAGCCGGCTGCGTGACGAGTTAACTCGCCTTGGTGCGCAGATTAGTCCGGACGGCAAGCTCGGTTTTGCAGACCCCAAGTTGAATGAGGTATGGAAAGATTTCGCGGCAAAGGCCAAGCAGCGTAGCGATAGCGCCGCTATCGTCCCGGACGCGTCCGCAGAGGCGGCTCGCCGCGCGAGACTTGCAAACGATGTCAACGCAGAAGCGAGGAGTGCCGCGAACGATGAGACGGTCCGCTACGGATTGAACAGCCTCCCGGTCGTCGCGGGCAAGGAGGCCATTGCGACGCAGGCATTCGGGGATCGGCTGGGGCTTCGTGTAGACAACTACAACAGACTGCTCAATCAGGAGAACCTGCATGAGCGAGCGCTGTACGGCGACGAAAGTGTCCGTCTGGACAAGATACTGGAAAACGATAAGTACTACACCGATGTCATGGCCAAGCTTTCGGAAAAGCAGTTGGCGCAGCAAGGTACGGCAAACGTCATGAACCTGATCACCAACTTGGCGCTCGGCGGAGCCGCCTTGTTCGCCTGACCCGAAGGAGCTCATTGTCATGGCAAGCGCAGCGCAAAACAAATCTCGCTCGACCGCAAAGAACCGGGCCAGCACACGCAAGGCGACAGGTGGCAGTACTACGCCTCGCAATCGCACGCCCCTGTCAGGGCCTGACCGCCGGCCAATCCCGGGAGGCAACGGTAAAAACCAAGGCAATGGCAAGAACCAAGGCAATGGCAAGAATCAAGGCAATGGCAGGAATCAAGGCAATGGCAGGAATCAAGGCAATGGCAGGAATCAGAGTGATTCTGGGAGCCAGAGTGGCAGCCAAACTGATAATTCAGGCGGCCAACAGCAGCAGCCCGGTGGCGGCTCCCCGCAAAGCTTGAATTACACTTTCAAGACCACGCCTGGCAGCATCGTGAATGAGTACATGGGAGGACTCATCAACTGGGGCAATGACAACAAAAACAACAAAGTTATCAGCGACACCGTTCACGGCGTTATCGCGGATACGTACGCGACAGGGATCCGCATGGGTCAGGCGGGCCAATACAACGACATGTTCCTGGGCAGCCTTGGCAAGTACCAAGGCGACCTAGAGAACCTGCGCATGGGGAACACAAGTAAATTGATGGCCCAAGAAGGCGAACTTGCGCGCGGGTTGATTGGCGTGCAAGGGGCCGAGCAGCGCAAGCAAACCGAAACAGAAGGCGCGCAAGAGCGCCTCAATATCTCCGAGCGCGGCAACCAGGACCGACTGGGCTTCCGTGTTCAGGGAGACGAGGAGCGGCGCACAATTGGCGCTCAGGGCGTCGAAGACCGACGCAAGCTCCAAGAGGAGGGCACGCAGCAGCTTCGACTGCGAGCCGATGCGCGAGGTGCGATTCGCTCAAGTGGTTCTCGGTTTTTCGGGTGATACGTGCCGACCGGCAGCATGAGTCAAGTCTCTAAAGACGTTGAGCAGTTCCTGACTGCGCTCGACAACAACCGGCGAGAGGGTTTCTTGGCCTATGCCGAGAATACGTACTCGGTGTACGAAATCTGGCTATACGCCTCGGTTCTTGGGTATCAAGGCGCATTCACTGAACTGGAACGCTGGATCAATAAGACCTACCCCAAGCTGAATCGACGCGAAATCATCTTGGCCGAGATCGTGAAGCTTGAGGCTGACGTCGATTACCTGCGCGCCCAGGTGCAGGCGGACCTCATCAAAGCGGATGCGGCTGCGACTCGAATCGCGCACTTATCCAAGGAGCTGCGTGGTCACGTCATGGAAATCGAGCGGATGACTAAGGGCCTAGACCGTCGAGGCCTGGTGCTGGCCGGCGCCGACAAGGTTATGCGGGAACTGCGGGCAATCTTCAAGGGGAACGAAGACGTCACCAACGCCCTTGACCTCGCCTATGAATCAGTCTGGGCAATGCTGACCGACGAACGCTGAAATAGGGAAAAAACTTCTAAGCTGTTGGCATGAGCAATGCCTCGATCGCGCTTGCCCGCAAGCGAAGCGCACAACTGGCTGCACAGGCGATCAAGAAGCAGCCAGAGGTTATTGAAATCCCGCCTCATGTTTTGAAGGCAAGGGAGAGCTTCGGCTATTTTTGTGAGCTGATGGGCAAGAAGCCTGCTCGTCACATGAAGGAATGGCACCGAGCATTCCTTACCGGGCAGAGCAGTGATCACCTGCTAGACATCGCGGGGCCTAACACGGTGCTGCTCAGCCCGAGGGGTAGTGCAAAGTCAACGGTGGTTGGCCTACTGCTTGGCTGGTTGATCGGGCGTCACGCCGAGGCAAGGAAGCTTCTGCGCATCCTGTACGTCTCTTACAACGTTGATGTGGCGCGAAACAAGAGCGCTGCGGTTAAGAACCTGATCTGCTCGCGGGAATACCAGGAGATCTTCCCATCCGTGCGCCTGTCAAAAAGCAGGACGTCGGACGAGCTTTGGAGTATCGACTGGGAGTTCGCAGAGGTCGACGTCAGGGGCGAGGACGCGTTCACCATCGCCTGCGCAGGCCTGAAGGGAACGATCACGTCGAAGCGTGCCAACCTAGTGATCGTCGATGACGCCATCAAGAGTGCGGCGTCGATCGCCAACCCCGACATCCGCCGGGAGATGGAGAGCAACTGGACCAACGTGATCGTACCGACGATCTTCCAGGGTGGGAGGACAATCGCGCTGGGTACACGTTTTCACTTCGATGACCTGTTTGCGACGATATACACGGAGCAGAAGGGGTGGAAGGTTATCACCCAGTCGGCGATCCAATACGACGACGAAGGACGGCCAAAGTCCTATTGGCCGGAGATGTGGTCGACGAAATACCTACTGAGGCTGCAGGGCGACGACCGAGTGGCGTTCTCATACCAGTACCTCAATCAGCCGGTGCGGTCAGCTGAGTTAGGGATTTCGCCAGAGCTATTCGTCAAAGGCGAGGTCCCTGATCATTACGACACGATCGGCGTCGGCATTGACTTGTCGGCCGGCATGAGCGAAAGAAACGACTGGACGGTGTTCACCCTGGCCGGCCGGGTCGGCGACAAAATCTACGTCATCGACTACCGGCGCATGAGGTCGATGGGCAACATCGAGAAAGTCGAGGCGTTGTGTGAGCTGCTGGTGGAGTGGAATCTGTTGGCTATTAACGACGAAGGTCAGTACTTCCCGACCGCGTCCCCTGTGACGATTTGGCCTGAGGTCGTTGCGTATCAGAAGTCATTCGAGGGCGACCTGAAGCGAATCTTGTTCAACGAGTGGCAGCTGTACAACATCAGCATCAGCCCTGTAAAAGGGTTTCGCGGCGACAAGCTGGCCCGACTGCGGGGGATCATCGGCCTGTTCGAGGCCAAGAAGATCATCTTCAACAAGTACCGCGACTTTGGCTGCATGGTCGACGAGGTCGTTAACTTCGGCCACGCACCGCACGACGACTGCGCTGACTCACTCAATATCGTGGTGCAGGGACTTATGAAACGCGGTGGCGCTCAAGTCGAGTGGAACTAAGATAGTCCTATGAGCCAGGCTACTAGCGAACGTTTCCGTCGGATCATCGACGCTGCCCGCAAGCGCGACGGCCAGAGCGGGACTGACACGATGATCGTGAGCAGTCATCTCTCGCAGATGAAGATGTTCATGCTGCGCCAAGGCGTCGAGTTCTATCCTTCTCAGGACACGTTCGGATTCCGCAAGGCGTTCCTGGAGCAGTTAGTCCAGGAGAATGAGATTGACTGCCGGCTTGAAGGAATTGTTGACGATTTCCTGTTAGACGGCAAGGGGCTTTTTTATTTCCGGCCTATCAGGGATACCTATCGCCTGATGTGGTTCAGCAAGGAGAACTACAGGGCGTATTACGACGCATCCGGTCAACTCGAGGAGATTGAGCTGATCTACTCGTTTACGGTGCGTGATGCCGTAGGGGTACTGTCTATCCCAGGCCAGGACGGGGGATCAACTCGTTACGTCAAGTTACAAATCAAGCGGGACACGATCAGGGAAACAATCAGCACAGAGCGACCGTCGTTTGACACGGCGTTTGCCGCTGCCATGCTTTCCGCAGGGCAGAGCCGGACCTTAATCAACAGCCTGGGCTTCATTCCTGCCGTAGAGGCATTCAACACAATGCGCTCTACGGGCATGGATGCCACGGGAGAGTTCGATTGGCTGGCAGACCAAATCGTCACGCATGACGATCTCGTCAAGAATATCCGCACCAATATTCACTTCTTCGGCAACCCAACGCTGGTCTCCAGCCGACCGAAGCACGATCTCGTCGAGTCGGGGGACGAGGATGCGGTTCGCCCGACGATCAGCTCCCAGGCCGGGTTCTATGCGGCCAACCGGCCGTCAACCCGAGTCAGCCAGCCCTATGGCGGTGGCGGTGGCGGGCTCAAGGTACCGCGGGTGATCGCGAATGTGGAGCCGACGGACCGCCTCCTCTACGTGACCCCAGATGCCGTCTCTGGGGATCAGAACCTGTATGCGCGTCAGTACCGCGAAGAGATTCGCACCGCGCTCGGCGGCGTTGACGAATTGAGCATCTCTGCTGGCGCCTCTGCCTTCGAGGTGAAGTCTCTCTACGGACGCGCGGCCACTACAGCCAAGCGCCGGTGCCGGGGCCTGCTGACCTACGGCCTGTGCAAGCTGTTTGCCTTGGTGATATTCCATGAAGAGAATATCTTCCGAGATTCATTCGCCGCGGGGGTAGGACTAGAGAAGCCGCCGGCTCCGATTCGTGAAGAGTTTCAGACACGGGACGAATTTAATCAAGCAATGGAGGCCTATCAGGCGGCGTACGAGCAATACAAGCAGGCGCTAGAGAGTCAGATATCCGAGGCCGTACAAGCCAAGCAACTGCCGCCGGGAGTCGTCGGATTGATACCTGATGGCGACCGTCGCGTGGAGTGGCGCTGGAAAGGGCCCGTCTTTGAGGATTCCGCGGAAGATATACTGAACTCAAGCATTGTCGTGCGCAACCTGCAGGAACTCGGTGTCAACAGCATCGAGGCGCTGCGGTATCTCTTCCCCGATAAAACGGACGAAGAACGCAGCGCAATGCTCAGTGGCTATCCATTCCGGATGGCGCAAGCCACGCAGCAAAGCATTGGCACCTTCCTGTCGCTGATCCAAACAATGCGACAGACCCCCCACCCGCAAGCTCCTGATCTTCCGCTGCTTGCGGACCCTCAGCTCGATTTGACCCCATATGTCTATCGAGCCCTGGACTTCTTGAAACGTGAGCTGACCTATGCAGGACAGTACAGTGATGACACAGGCTCCGGCGACCCCGCAGCCCTCAGTGATGCCGAGCGTGCCCGCGCCGAGCGCGGTCTACCAACAGACGCAGGCCCCAGCCGTCCAACCTTCGTACCAGACGGCTACGGCGCCACAAGTGGATCCGGCTTACCAGCAGCCGGCGCCGCAACAGGCGAATCCCTGGCAGGAGGCGTTCAACCGCCTGTCCGAAAGTCTGAGCGCGACACGGACCTCCCCGTCGCAGGCGCCTTACTCAGCGCCGACCCAACAGGCAGCGCCTACCCCGGCAACCTACTGGCCACAGCAAGCCAGTTACCAAGCGGCTCCTTCCGTTTCGGGGATGCCGATTTCGCCGCTCCCTCAAACGCAGGCCTATTCCCAGGCGATGCCGGCACCGGCCCAGAGCTGGAGCAACGCAGCAAGCGCGAACGAGAGCGACGAGTATCTCGAAAGCGTCAGCAACGAAAGTCTTGAGGTTCTGCAGCACTTCGGCCTTGAGGCCCCCGCGCTGCTGAACCGCTACGCCTGTGTCGTCGAAGACGCACTGCTGGCCCAGGCGCGTCAGACCGCCGAGGTAATGCAGCAGCTTGAGCAGCTCAGTGAATCGCTCGGCGCCAGCAAGATGGTGATCAATGCCGCCGCGGAAGACAACGCGGCCTATCACACCATGCTGACCGACCCCGACTTGCTGGCCGAGTACGTCAACGAGTTCTTCGGTCCCGAAGGCCCTTATCCGACTGAGACCTCCGAGGATCGCTTGGCTGCCGAGGTGTACGCCAACGAGGCTCGTTACCAGAGCGCGCAGTCGTACCAACGCCCTCAGATGGACATCCCCTCGCCGGGTGTTCAGGCCAGCGGTGGCGACGACTTCTGGAACACCTTCGCCGCGATCAGCGATCGCAATCCCGCCGCCGCTTGGCAGCTCCTGAGTCAGGCCTCCCCCGAGGCTCTGCGCAGCAAGCTGCTGATCGCGGAAGGCTGATTCTGTTTCGCACCCCGCGGAAGCGGGGTTTTAATGATGTTGCTGCCTCGTAACGTGAACATCGACGCCATGGCGTTGAACGCGCCACCGAACACTTCGGGGACATTGCAAGTGCCGATTGCACTGCAGGTCGAGGGATCCAGGCAAAACCTGCGAGCGCAGGAGATGCCTGGTCAGCGGTACTCGGGCGTCCGGGAAGCCGCTAGAGGTGCCGGGATGGACGAGGACACGGCCAAAAACTACGCCAATGCCCTGCTTATGTATACAGCGGCAGAGGTTAAAAAGATGGCCGGCGTCGGTGGCCATGGCGCTGCCCTGGCGCAAACCGGTCTCCCGCCCGAAGCCCTGATGAACATCATCTACCGAGGGTGAACTGACTACGATGTAGCCAGTGAGCTGTTGATTGATGCGCCTTGCCGGCAGCCGGGAGACATTCTCTGCGCTGGCAAGGCGCTTTGCTGCGGATGAGTCCGTCAAAACGGACGACAGGCTGGCGACATTTTTCAATGCGTACGCACTCCTGCAGTCCAAAGGCTACGAGCAGGGTACGGCGCAGCGGTTAGCGGAAGACATCGCGCAGGGGCGTGCGCAAATGCCCCAATCGACACAACGTTTTGCTCGAATTTATGGCGACCCATCCTGAGACGCTGACTATCGCGATCCGCGAAATCGAACGTTTTGAAGGGATAGAGCTTGAAGCATACCTGGACCCAGTTGGAATCCCGACCATCTGTGCAGGATTGACGCGCTATCCCAATGGCCTGCCTGTTCGAACGGGGGACGTTTGCACCGCAGAGGTCTGCAAGGGCTATCTACGGCAGATGCTTGGTGACGAATTTGTGCCGTCACTGGAAAAGATTCCGGGATGGGCGCGACTGGGGGCAAAGCGACAGGCGGCATTGCTGAGCTTTGCGTGGAATCTGGGATCGAAGTTTTACGGGGCCCCCGGATTTGAGACCATTAGCCGGGTGCTGCGAGAAGGTGCGGAACGACCCGAGGTCTATCAGCAAATGAGCGGAGCGTTGAGTCTGTACGTCAGGGCTGGAGGTCAGACGCTCCCGGGCCTGGTCAACAGGCGTAAGGCGGAGGGGGCGTTATGGGACGAGGAGGCGGGCGGGGTCATTGAGTTCGCCGCAATTCAGGACACATACCTGAAAAAAGCGACCATTGACAGTCGATACCTCTCGGACCAGGGCAAGCGACTGTATTCCGCGGGAGATGCGCTCGCGGTTAGTTGCGTAGAAGAGATCCCCGCAAACGCGCACGCATGGGTGCAACTAAACGGCTCGAGCGAGAGATGGGCAATCTTCCTGCCTCACTGGCAGGAGAAAGGGGCGAAACCTAGCGCCCGCCCGGTGAAAGTAAATTGGCAGGACTTCGGATCCAATGCAGGCAGGTACATCACGGTGGGCGAGGTCCTTCAATACGACGCGCGCCGCGCACCAGCGGCTAACAGCAAAGAGGAGGCTGCGCTTCTGGAAGTGTGCAA